GTAAATAGGGTTTTTAGTTATTGTGAAAAGGTCGCGGTGTACGCTTTTGAGTTTCAGATTCAAAACGTTTCGAACGTAAACGGTTTTCACTTGACTCGAGAGCGCGAGAATATCGTGGCGGCGGGCCTTTAATTCGTCAAGGGTTGGGAGTTGTTTCGGCTTCATTTTGGGGCGTATATGTTTTACCCGTTACGGTGTCTAATATTGTAATGCTCTTAATATTCGGGTCTTGAGGGCCGCAATTCGGCTCAATATTTTTAGCGTTGCGAATATCCTCAATGGCTTTTTCGTAGCCAGCGGTATATGCCGCGTTGGCAAATGCACTCTCGGCGCTTACGAATTGCTCGGCCATTTTGAGTACTTCACGGTACCCGCCCGCCGCGAGTGAATTCGGGCTTTGGTTGTACCGCTTTTGAATGATACTGAGAAACTCGTTAACGGGCGTTAACAAAGGGGGCTTTTGTTCGTTAATAACTGAATCGGTTTCCATTGTAAAAAGGGGTTTAAATTAGTGCCGACAAAGATATGTTAGTTTTTTGCTACATTCAAAACGGGGTGAAAAAAGTTATAGACACCGAGCTCGAAAAGCATTACCCAACGTGGCGCAAGTTCGCACGGGGCTTAATGCGCGACCCGGTAAAGGGGGACGATTTACTCTCGGAGACGCTTTTAAAAATCCTCGAGAACCAACGGGAGAAGGCCGAGGCTCTGGCGGGTGAGGGAAAGTTATTTTACTACGTTAACCGCTCGCTTTATTTAATGGCGATCGACCCCTCGGGTCGTTTTGGGGTTAAGTATGGTAAATTCGCGCGTAATTGGGAAACCTTATCAGATAAACACCTCGACGAACCATTGACCCCGTGGCTCGGTAGCCGCCTCGATAATGAGTATTTAGATGCTTACATTAACTTAATGCCTCAACTCGACGCGACTATCTTGCGCCTTTATATGCTCGAGGACTTCAGTTATAAGGAGGCGAGCAAAGCGACGGGAATACCCGTTAAGACACTATACAAATTAGTCGAAAACGCCATAACCAAAATTAAAAATAATGTTCAAAGTACCCCCCGCCATCGCCGCCGAGCGGCTGACGATGTGTAAAGAATGCAAGTATTTTAAAGAGTCGACTCAAAGTTGCGGCACCTTCTTTTTGGGGGATAAACTCTCACCTGAGGATTTAGCCGAGGCCGAGGCATCGAATCAAATAACCCACTATCGGAAAAAACTGCGGTTATGCGGTTGCCGAATGCCAGTTAAAACGAAATACGCGCTGGCTCGGTGCCCGATCAACAAATGGGGCCGCTTCAAACTAAGTGAGGACGAAACCGAGGCGCTTAGGGACTTCATTTCGGGGCTACCTACTCAAGGCGTTTATACGGCTCAGATGGTAAAAGAGGCGGCCGCTTGGTTCACTAAGATGACGGGCCAGCGTTACGCGTGCTCAAGTTGCAAGGCGAAAGTGATTTTCGATTTTCTGAAGGATTCGATTAACGTGGCCGACTTCGATTCGGGGCAATAATCGGAGCGCTTCCGTTTAATAATTAGATAAATAGACAATAATGCCACTACCCGAAAAGAACCCCAATGAGACGAAACCCGAATTTATTGCCCGTTGTATGGCCGACCCGCAAGCCGTTGCCGACTTTCCTGAGGCCCCTCAGCGGTTCGCCGTGTGCCAAGCCCAATGGCAAAAGTGATTGTTAATAAGTGCGGTTTCGCCATCGATAAAACACCAATGTTTTCGGGAAAAATGAGATATTAACACCCCCTTTGAAAATGGAAATATGGTTTTTAGTTAATTTGGTAGTGTGGGGAATAGCCGTTTTCGCGGTGTGGGGGGTGATAGATGCGATTAAACAAACGAATAAGGATAAATGACTATGGCTTACAATTTCCAAAAGTCCGAAATTAAAAACGCTATCGAGGGCTCGGGCGGTTATATCAGCGAAATAGCTCGCCGCTTGGGTTGCGATTGGCATACGGCCGATAAGTACATTAAACAATTCGAGTTAACCGATATACTCCAAATCGAGGACGAAAAGTCAACTGACCGCGCTGAGCTCAAGTTAATGGAGGCGGTTGAACGTGGCGAAATAGCGGCCATCATCTTCAGGTTAAAAACGAAAGGCAAGCGACGCGGGTACATCGAGCGTCAAGAGATAACGGGGGCGGATAATCAGCCCGTAATAACCATAAGCGCGAATTTATGAAATTGAGAATACCGGGGGACGCTTCCCAAATTACGCTAACCCAATTTATGGGTTACCACGGCGCGGCCGATGAGGTCGAGCGCGTAATGATAATACTCAACAAGTCGAGGGAATATTGCGAGCAGTTGAAGGCGGAAACGGTACACACGATCGTAACACTATTCGAGGAGGTAATAGATTCGAGCTCGAGTAATTTCGAGCGCGTTATCGCGGTTAATGGCAAGCGCCTCGGGTTTATTCCTGACATTAATGGAATGACGTTCCGAGAGCACGTCGATTTAGACCAGCTGGCGCAAACGATTTGGCGCGATGGTAAGGCGTGCGATTATAAGGAATTGCCGAGGTTAATGGCGATACTCTTTCGACCCGTAACCGAACAAGTCGGGGAATACTACAATATTGAAAAATACGACCTCGAAAAGATGGCGGGTTATATGCCTGAAATAATGGAGTTAACTCTCGATAGGGTCAACGGCGCGTTGCTTTTTTTTTCGACTATCGGCGCGGAATTAGTGAACAATTCTTTGCACTATTTGGACGCGATACTTCAGAAGGAGATGAGGACGGTTTTACCCCCTCAGGTCTCGCGCGGTGGGGATGGTATCACATACTCGAGTCAATAGCGAATCAAGATATTACTAAACACGAACTCATTTTAGATAAGCCAGCGAGGTCGATTTTTACCCACTTGAGTTATATGAGGGATTACCAAGCGGAGCAAACGAGAATAATGAAACAAGCCTACAAAATGCGATGATTACAAATATTAGTTATAACGTATTAATTGAACGCTTTCGGGCTTTTGCCGAGGGCCATTTTCTGATTAGGGGATTTACTCACGGTGACCCGTCGAACGTGAATATTGAGAAGGGTGTCGAGTTTCCTTGGATGCACGTTTTTCCCGTGGAGGTTGCCCCGCAATCGGGCTCACGCCTTTACACGTTCATTATCACTTTCGCCGATTTGCCTCGCGATAAGGAAACCCCGCCCGAGTATCAAAGGGAGATGTTATCCGATTGCATCCGATTGGCTGAGGATTTGCTCGCCGAAATTCAAAACGGCCTCGTGCTTTTCGGGCCAAGTGTCGAGCTCGATGGGGCGGCTAACATCGAATGTTTTATAAACGAGTTTAGCCACACGTTAACCGGGGTGAATTTATCGCTAACGCTTTCGGTGCCGTGGGATTGGTCGGCGTGCGATATTCCCGCCGATTGGTCGGTAGGGGGTTCGGGCTCGGGAGGTTCGGGGGTTGGGCTTGGGTTAATACTCGAGACGAACGGAGTGTTGAATGGCGACCAGTCGCTTTTGAATTTACAACAAGGGGCGAACGTTACGATCGTAGATAATGGAAACGGCACGGTTACGATTAGCTCGACGGGTGGGGGCGGCGGTGGCGGTGGAACGGTCACGAGTGTGGCGTTAACGATGCCCTCGGGTTTCGTCGTTTCGGGCTCACCGATAACTACTAACGGCACTCTTGCAATTACGGGAGCGGGTACCTCGGCCGATTACATCGACGGGACGGGCGCGGTGCAAACGTTCCCAACTATTCCCGCCGCTCAGGTCAACTCGGATTGGAACGCGGTTAGCGGCGTGGCTCAGATACTCAACAAGCCAACTATCCCGAGCCCTCAAGGGTTGCAAGATGTAATAACTACGAATAATAACTTAACTACGAATAATAGCATCGTAGGTAATAGCACTAACCTCGTTTGGCAAAATAATGTTGAGTTTAAAATTTACCCAACGGCCGCGGGTTTTTTCGAGGTTTTTTTGGGTAAGTATCCGCCGAGCGAGAGCCGATTATATATAACGGCTATCGACGCTTCGATGAAAACCAAAGGCGTAACCACTCAAGAGTTCAAAACGGATGCGACCACTCTATATATCAAAACGCCAGCCGTGGGCAACGGCACCGCAACGGTCGGCCAAGCGTTGACGTTGGCAAATGCCTCAACGGGAGCGGTTGAATTTACCACGGTAGGCGGTGGCGGTGGGGGCTCGGTTACGTCGGTGGCGCTTACGATGCCGAGCGCGTTTAATGTAGGCGGCTCGCCAATTACCACGGCGGGCACTCTCGCGGTGACGGGTGCGGGTACGACTGAGCAATACGTTCGGGGTGACGGCTCACTCGCCAACTTCCCGAGCACGGGCGGCGGTGGCGGTCAGATATTCTATTTTAATGGTAACGTCTCTCAAGGAACGATTGGGGGTAATAATTACTACGAATTGGGCACCGAGGCGAATACGGGCCCAGCGGCTAATTTTACGCGGGCCACTACGGGCGTTCTCGCTCGCTTCATTACCGACGTGGGTTCGCCAAATCATTTAATAATACCAAGCGGTGTATGGACAATCGACGTTTACTTAAATGAGACGGGAGGCGGTTCGAATAACGCCGAGATATTGGCTAAGTTATACACCTATAACGGCTCAACTTTTACGCTGATTGCAACCTCGCCCGTTGAGCAAATTACCAATGGTAACGTAGTCGACTTATACACGTTCGCTCTCTCGGTTCCGAACACTACGACGGCGGCAACCGACCGCATTTATATCGAGTTCGACATTCAGAATACGAACGGGAAAACGGTTACACTTTATACCGAGGATTCGACTATCGGCGAGGTACATTCAACGTATGCAATCGGATTAAGCTCGCTGAATGGCTTAACTGCTAACACTCAAAATTTCGCGGTTGGGACGAGTGGAACGGATTTCGCGATTAACTCGGCGGGTTCGACTCATACATTTAATTTACCCACGGCC